AACTCCAGCAAAAATGTTCGTGCTAAAGTTATTGCAGTGGATACAACTACAGCAAATCCAATATTGGTTGTCAAATATTTGAGTGGTGATGTATTTGCAGAGTCTGATGAAATTAAAATCAGAGGACAAAATATTTTCGCACAACTAAAAACTACGAATGCGGTTGGTGGTTCTTTCGTTGCAAGTTTGCAAGAGGGTGTATACTACTTCAAGGGTCAGTTCGTTAAGGTAGTTCCACAATTCTTGGTGGTCGAATTGTTCTATCGTGTTGGTTATGGTTCATCAACAATCAACAGTAAACCATCTTATAAAATTGGTATTGAATTTACCGAACAAATCATTGATGAAATTGACGATACTTCTCTGTTGGATCCAGCACAAGATGCATTTAACTATCAGGCACCTGGTGCGAATCGTTTCCAAATTGAAACTGCACTAACAAAAAGAACACTTGATTCTACCGACACATCATCGTTCTTTGAAATTATTCGTATTGTTGAAGATGTTAAAACAAAAGAGATTGATTATGCAATCTATAGTGAAATTGAAAAGACACTAGCACGCCGCACGTATGATGAATCTGGTAACTATACTATTGATCCATTTGTAATTTCTTTGGAAGAAGGTGATTCCGCTAATGGTAAATTCAATATTGTTTTGGATCCAGGCAAAGCATATGTTGGTGGTTACGAGTTTGAAACTATTGCACCAACAACAATTCAAGTTGATAGAGCAAGAGAAGTTTCGAATGTAACAGATTATGATTTACCAACAAACTTTGAAAGTTCTGTTGTATTGGATTCTGTTCGTGGTACATTAGATATCACAACTTTCCCATCATTAGACATTCATTGTGTTCCACATGCGAGCATTAACTTGTCGAGTTCAACAACATATAACGCAACGAAGATTGGTACAATTCGTGCTGATATGATTCGTTACAACGATTCGACAGACAATACTTTAGGAACATCACATTCATTTACTGTTAATACATTTGATGCTAATACAGCACCAGTAACAGGCACAGTCCCAGCAGGATCAACAACAACAGTTATTAAATTGCCAGCGGGCTTTCCAAATAGCATTGGTTCAAATGCATATGCAAACATGTATTTCCGAATCACATCTGGTTCATTGTCAAGTGACACACCTAGACTGATTACATCATCGGATGCATCAGCAAATACAATTACTTTGGCTACAGCACTATCAATGGTGCCAAGTGTATCTAACGGAAATTCATTCTCTATTGAATCTGATTTCCGTAACGCAGAATCTTTGGTATCAAGTGACGGTACATTCCTTGCTTTTGGAGGTAACGTAAATTCTGATTCTAAGGAAGCATCTACCGGCTTCGCAAGCATTAGTGAGCCTAAGCGTTCAAGTTTAGTATTCAATACTCCATACCAAGCAATTAAGGGTTCAACGATTTCTAACATGGACTTGTATGTTAGAAAGCCATACTACAATAGAACAACTAACCCATCAGGAACAATCACAATCAACGCTGGTGGTACTGATACGTTTGCGTTCGCTGGAACACCAGGTACGATTTCGGACACACAAATTCTAAACAACATTATCTGTTTTGTTCGTAGTGGCACTTCAAGCAACACACAATATGGTATTGCCGCTAATACAATTCTAAGTCTTGCTAATAATAACTTTACAGTTACAGCAGTTTCTTCAACACAGTTCACAGTTAACTTGGTAGTTCCAAACGTCAACGTTGACTTCTTGATTACCACAAAAGTAAACAACGCAGAAAACGGTTCATCTGGCTCTACACGTGGTAAACAATTAATTCCATTAGTAACTGGTGCAAATCTACATGCTAAAGTTCCATATGAAATGGGTGGTGCAAATACACTAGAAGCGGCAAACACTTCTGGTGAAGTTACAACATTTAGTGGTGGCTCCATCTACACTTCAGTTGGTGCAACAAACTTTGATGGTGCATCAATTCTGACAGACCTAAGAACACCAGGCAAACCAGTTAGTCTGCAAGTTCCTGATGTGTATGAAATTGTTGGTATCTATGATTCTAAGAATCCTAGTGCAAACGTAACTACTGCCATGTTGACTTCAACATATAGTATTACCGACAGATATGAATTTGATAACGGACAGAGAAAAACACATTATGACCACGCAACAATTAAATTGAAGCGTGGTTACTCTGCTCCGACAGGTCGTGTATTCGTTCAATACAAATATTTGAAACACATTTCAGCACCTGCTGGTAGCGGTGATGGTTTGTTCACAGTAGATTCATATCTGCAAACTGGTTCAAACTTCTCGTATGCACAAATCTCCGACTTCACGAATTCGGAAGAAGGAACAATCAACTCATTACGTGGTTCGTTTGACTTCAGACCTACACGTGCTATTGGTGGTTCTACACTATCTGGTGCTTTGAATCCAGAGCCATTGGAACAAATCACGATGGATTACGATTACTACTTGTCACGTATTGACCAAGTTGTAGTTAAGCCATCTAAAGAATTTGCGGTAATTACTGGTAAATCTGCTATCGCTCCTCTTGCTCCTTCAGTTAAACAAGAGGATATGTTAATTTACACTTTGACCATTCCTGCATACACAGAATCTGTAAAAGATGTTCGTGCAGATTTCAAGAATCATCGCCGTTACACAATGGAAGATATTCAAGCGTTTGATGATAGAATTCGTGGCCTTGAATACTATGTTTCTCTAAGCACACTTGAAAAGGATGCCGCATCAACCAAAGTTTTGGATAACAACGGTCTTGAACGTAGTAAATATGGTATTCTTGTTGACAACTTCAATTCAACAACAAATCAAGCAACAGTAAATGATGTTGGTAACGATAATCGTAACTTGATTGATTTTGGTAGATTGTATCCAGCATCCTTGATGAGAACTGTTGCTATGAAAGCGAATACAGCCTCATCATCTGGATCAGCAACAATTGTCGGTAGTGGTACAAAGAAAGCAATGATGCTTTCATATACACAATCTTTGTTTGCTTCACAACCTTATGCAACCAAAACTTTGCCTATTGCAAATGCACTATTTGCTGGATTCAAAGGTTCAACAAAACTATTCCCAGAATTTACTGGTGATGTTGATAGTGATGTTACAGCAAAAGTTACACTAAACTCAACTGAAGGTTTTGATAACGCATTTAATTTTATTAATAGCGCATTTAAATATATTTCGGATTCCAACAAACAGTGGTCTAACGATAAGAACAGTCCTTTCGCAAAAATTGCTGATAGTAAATGGTACACAACTTTACGTGAGACAGATACTGCTTCCGCAAAACGTACATACTTGGGTGGAAGAACTTGGGGAATGGTTGCTCCTATTAATGACAATACATATCTTTCCGCCGGTGCTGAATTCAATCAGAAACAAATAACATCATCTACCTCACAAGTTGATGTTGGTTCTTTTGTTACAGATTTGGCGATTCAGCCATACATGAAGTCGAAGCAAGTATTGTTCTCATCACAGGGTTTGCGCCCATCTACTGTAATGTATTCCTTCTTTGATGAAGTAGATGTTAACAAATATATTGTTGTTCCTAACAGAGTTACATTAAACGCCAATTCAACATTGATTACAGGCGAATCTGTTTTGATTGCCAATACAATTTCCGACTTGGCGGCAAACTTAACAAGTCTGATTACAGGCGGTACATCATATTCACCAGGTTTTGTTGTTGTGAGTGAAGTTGGTTCCGCCAATGTTTCATTGATTAATGAAACTGGTAAGACACTTGCTGGTAAGTATATCTATGGTATTGATAGTGGTAAATACTACACAGTATCAAGTGTTGTTGAACATCGTTCTGGTGTTGGTAACGTTTCTGGTGCAACTATTGTGTTGGATCATGATGCTTCAACAACAAATGATTACTATAATGGAAATACAATTTCAATTATTCGCTCATCTTCAAATCTAGAAGGTGTTGGTGAACAATATACCATTACAGATTATGTTGGTTCAACAAAGACTGCAACATTGTCTGGTACACCAACAACTACAGGTCTTGTAACATATAGTATTGGAACAAATAGAACAAATAAACTTGGTCAAGTTGGTGGTGCATTCTATATTCCTAAAGCGACATTCCGTTCAGGACAAAGAAATTTCCGTGTAACAGAATCTTTCAATAACACGTATGATGCGGATGCAATTTCATTCGCCGATAAAGTATATGTTTCTTCTGGTGTCACATTAAATAAAACTAATTTAGTTGATACAGTTTTGAATGTTGATGTTGACTATAAGATTGTTGGCAGACAAACAACAAAATCATTGGTTGGTTCTAGAAGTGTAGGAACTTCAGTATTGAATACTTGGGAAGAAGATCCTTTGGCACAAACATTCTTTGTTGATCCTCAAGTTTATCCATATGGAATGTTCCTGTCAAGCACAGACTTGTTCTTCAGAGCCAAAGATGATGAAAATATTCCTGTGACAATTCAAATTCGTCCTACAGTAAATGGTGCACCATCTTCAGACTATTGGTATCCAGAATCTGTTGTGACGAAATATCCGTCCGAAGTTAAAGTTTCAGAATCACCAAGTTCAACTAACTCGGATACATATACAAGATTCACATTTGATTTCCCAGTATATTTAAAACCTGGTTTGTATGCACTTGTTGTTCTTACAAACTCACCGGAATATACATTGTGGGAAGCAGAAAAAGGTGGTACAACGACAAACAATGAATTTGTTGCATCACAGCCATATCTTGGAACACTATACAAATCTCAGAATACTATGGAATATGTTCCATTCATTAATGAAGATTTGATGTTCAATTTGAATCGTTGTGTGTTCGCAAGCACAGCCGGTAATTTTTCACTACAGAGCGAACAATTAACTACAGCATTGAATGTGGACAAAGTTCGTTATCTTGAAACATCAATTATTCCTTCGGAAACTGTAACGAGATTGTCTCACACTATTTCTGGAACAACATCATTAGATGCAAAAGAAGCAACATTCCGTTCTATTACTCCACATCAAATTTATTCATATGGCGATGATGATTTGTACCAAGTTGGATTCCGTAGAAAGAAAATTGGTGACCAAAATGACTTCACAGTTAATTTGCAAATGTCTACCACAAACGATGCGGTTTCTCCAATCGTTTCATTGGAAAGCACATTCCTGAACGTGTGGGAAAACTTCGTTGACAATGCAGAAATTAATGCTGAAGACTTTACAATTATTGCTCCAGGTTCTGGTTACAGTAATGCTAACACAATAACAGTTACCAGCGCACTTGGTTCTGGTGCTAACGCCAACGTTCGTGTTGATGCTAACGGTAATGTTATCGGTATTCATGTAACATCGGGTGGTTCTGGTTATTTGGATGACTTCACAATTTCTTATTTTACACATCCATCAACACCAGCGACTATCGTATTGAATAGTGAATATGATTCTTCTGGTGGTCCATGTCTAGCACGTTACATCACTAAGCCAATTAAGTTGGCTGACGGATATGATGCAGGCGACTTGCGTGTGTTCTTGGGTGCTAATAAGCCAGGATCATCCGAAGTCTCTGTATTCTATAAAGTGTTGGCAGAATCTGATACAGATAATTTCAATGACAGACCATATCAAAAAATGGTATGTGTAAATCCAACAACTACACCATCGTTGGATGATACATATCGTGAATATGAATATCGTCCATCTGCTACAGTTAACCAAGTGACATACACTTCAACGAATGGAGTTACTCACGACACATTCAAGACTTTCGCTATCAAGATTGTTTTGACTTCAAGTGATCCAGCGGTTGCTCCTTCAGTTAAAGATTTGCGTATTATTGCAACACCAGCAGAATGACACAATATTTAAAAGTTGAAGGCACAAACTTCGTTAAAGACACTAAGACGGGCGCCCTGTTAATGACGGGTCGCACGTCCTTAGTCGAAAATGAGGCCAGAAAAAAATTAGTCCAAAGATTAAATGGCAAAAACGATGAGATAAATAACTTAAAATCTCAGGTTGATAGTCTGTCCACAGATATGCAAGAAATCAAATCTCTATTAACCCTATTGTTGAAACAGAGTAAAGAATAATGTCAATTAACAACATTACAAGAACCAATACTATTGATGAATGGCGCATTCAGACGAACCAGTCTGCTGGCGAGTTAAACAAACTTGAAACTGGAAATTACACAAAAACAGCAGGCACATTAAAACTGGAAGGCGCATCCAATGTTGTTATTGATGCACAAGGAACTTCACTCCAGGTAACCAACACAGCATTGTTTAGCACGAACGTTACAATCGGTAAAGAACTATCTTTAGGTGCACAAGAAACTGCAACGGGCAATTTGGGTGTTGGTGGTACTGTTTCCATCTACGGAACAAACACAGCATTGTATGTTGCGAATAATATTGTATCTAATGGTAGCGTTGTTATAAAGAGTAATATTGTAGCAAACAACTTAACAGTAAATTCAAATACTGTTGTTGTCGGTACAGCAAACTTGGGTTATCTTGGCGTTGCAAACTCTGGTGTGTTCGGTAAAAACGTTTCTATTGGAACAACATTAAGTGTTACGGGCAACACCACAGTAGGAAACTTAACAACAGCAAACATGGTGTATGCTGGTACACTACGCACCGAAGGCCGCACAGATGTTGGTGGTATTCTTCATGTTGTTGACAATTCTACATTTGATGGTGATTTGGCCGTTGCCGGCGACCTATCTGTTGATGGTAACTTCACTTTGACTGGTGATATTGTTTATGATACAGACAATTTAATCTTGAGTGCAAACACACCAGTCACTTCTGGATATGCATATCTTGGTGTATATCGTGGTAACACATCAACATTACTAGGAACATCCAACGCAAACGCATATATTCGTTGGAGTGCAACAGATAAAATTTGGCAAATCCGTGATGTTGATAATGCCGATAACTTAACAAGTTTCTCTAAAGTTTTAACAGCAAATTTAATTAGTGCCAACCTACAATCGGTAGCAAATACAACTTTCCCATCAACATGGGTAGTAAAAAATTATGCCGATAATAGCACAATTGGTCCATTTGTGAGAGCGAATGCTGCCTTCGATGCCGCAAATGCCGCACTAAATGCGTTTGTTGGAACGGACACATATTCAATATCACCATCGAACGGTGTAATTTCTTTTAGCAGTGGTAATGGTGTTACAGTTAAAGGTAGTGCAAACACATTAACTGTTAATACTGCACAAGACCTTAGAACGACTGCATCACCAACTTTTGCGGCGTTGACATTGACTGCACCATTGGCAATTACACAAGGTGGTACCGGTGCACAAACTGCCGGTGGTGCTTTGACTGCATTATTGCCAAGTGGCACAACATCTGGTTATGTTTTGACAACAGGTGGTCCCGGCAACTTCTATTGGGCAGCTGGTGGTGGTGGCTCAGGTGGTAGTGCTATTCCTGGCACAGCAATCAATACATCTAGACTGACATATACAGCAACATCGGGACAAACAACATTTGCCGCTCCAGTGTTTACTGCCGGTTCAGGTCAATTAAAATTGTTTATCAACGGTGTTCGTCAACATGCAGATTTTACAGAAACAACAACGACACTAAGCACAGTAGCATGTACAGGCTCCGCTGGTCAATTTAGTTGTTCATCTTCTTCACTTGCGTTGAATCAGGCGATTGTTATTACTGGTGCTTTGGCCGGTACAGCAACAATTAGTCAATATTATACAGGTAAAGTATATTACATCATTGCAACAAACGGCACAACAACATTTACATTATCTGAATCTGTTGGTGGTTCTGCAATCACAACAACATCAGGATCAATCACAGGTCTATCATTCACAACAAGCCATAGAGTTGTTTTGGACACTGGTGCGACAGTAAACGATTTGGTGATGGTTGAAGTTGATGGTTTCTATTCTCGTCCATACTACGCAAACAATATTAGTTTCACGCCAGCAGGCAATATTCCAGCATCAGCCAACACAATTCAGTTGGGTATGGAAAGTATTGAATCCAGAAAAGCAAACTTGTCTGGTGCAGTATTCACTGGTGGCATTTCTGCGATTGCTCCAGGTACAACAGATTCTAGCACAAACATTCCAACAACCGCTTGGGTAAAAGGTATGTTGAATACTGCGGCATATACATTTAGTCATAGTATCACAGGTAATGCTGGTAATGCGACAACTGCCGCAGGTCTACAAGTTCACACTGGTAGAAACAATGAAGCAAACAAAGTTGTGAGAACTGATGGTAGTGGTTATCTACAATGTGGTTACATAAACTCTGATTCCGGGAATGAAGGTAACAACTCAAATCCTACAAGAGTTTGGGGTACCAATGGTTCAGATAGTTATCTAAGAACATATTTGACAAGTGCATTAAGTGTATCATATGCATCAAGTGCTGGTAGTGCAAGTAGTGCAACGAGTGCATCATATGCTGGTTATTTGAATAACTCATACGCATACACAAACGGTAGTGACGGATGGTTCCGTTCAGCAGGAAATGCTGGTTGGTATAATGCAACGCACGGTGGTGGTGTCTATATGGAAGATACTACATGGGTTCGTGTATACAATGCTAAGAAATTTTATGTTGCAAACGAGATTGCCGCAACTGGTGACGTTATTGCCGGTTACTCAGACGAAAGATTGAAAGATAGAAGAGGCAACATAACAGGAGCACTAGAATCTGTATTGAAAATGAATGGCTTCCGTTATACCAATAATGAATTGGCTAAACAAAATGGATACACCGATGATTCTATACAAATCGGTTTAAGTGCTCAAGAAGTTGAAGCAGTTTATCCAGAAATTGTTAAACTGGCACCATTCGATTTGAAGACTCTTGATGATGGATCAGTTATCTCTGCTTCAGGCGAAAATTATAAAACGCTTGATTATTCAAAATTGGTTCCAGTTTTGGTTGAGGCTATCAAAGAGTTGAAGGCTGAAATTGACGAATTAAAAGGACAAAATAAATGACAACAAAGATTAGACCGTCAACATTAGAAAATACTGCCGTATCGGCAGGAACATATGGCGGAACATCTGTAATTCCTGTTGTTACTATTGATGCACAAGGTCGTGCAACATATGCGGCAAATGCGACACCAAGCATTGCAACATCATTATTGACAGGGACAGTAAGCGCAACACAAATTGCAAACAGTCAAACTTATGGTATCAATGTAAGTGGAAACTCTGGCACAGTAACGAATGGTGTTTACACATCAGGTTCTTATTCTGATCCATCTTGGATTACATCTTTGTCTAAATCTAAGGTCGGTCTGGGTAACGTGGACAATACTGCGGATGCAAATAAGAGTGTCAGTTATGCTTCAAGTGCTGGTGCAGTGGCTTGGACAAATGTAACAAGTAGACCAACCGCAGTCAGTTCTTTCACGAATGATTCCGGTTATTTGACAACAGCAGTTACAAGTTTTCATTCTAGAACTGGTGCGGTTACGATTCAACTTGGTGATTTACGTTCAGTATTGGCTGGTTATGGTGCAGGTGAATTGGGTTCATACGCTTTTATGCGTATTGATACTGGCACATATTCCAGCGAATATGGTCCAGACTCAAGCATTCCAGGATCAGCATTGTATTATGCCACTGCAAATGATGGTTATACAACATCTCCACGACCAAGTGGAACATGGAGAGTTATGGGTCTTTTTGGTACTGGTGCGACTGCATTTGGTTATGGAGCACATGCAACACTTTGTTTAAGAGTATTATAATTGGAAATAAAATATGAAAATAACATCAGTAAAAAAGCCGAAATGGGCAAATCAAGAAAAAACTTTAATTGACTTAACAATTAAAGTTGAAGGAATGGATGGTGAATTTCCATTCACAGCGAATCCTGATGACGTATTAGAACATGGTCGTGTTTTATTTGAAAAGTGTGTTGCTGGCGATTTTGGTAAAATTTCAGATTACACACCACCTTCCGATGAACAATTAGATTACTCACACAAAGTGAGAAGAAGCGAATTATTAATTCAATCTGATTGGACTCAACTTCCTGATGTACCTCAGACAGTAAAAACTAAGTGGGCAGAATATCGTCAAGCATTACGTGATATTACAGAGCAAGATGGTTATCCACAAACTGTATTATGGCCAGAACAACCACAGTAAACTAAATAAAACATGGCAGCATTTTCCGAGTTGGTTATAGAACAAGGCGCAACGTTCAATTCTATTGTTAACGTTGCTGACACCTATGGCACCGCAATTAATTTGTATGCGTATACCGCAAATTCTCAAATGCGTAAGTCATATTATTCATCCACAGCATATACAATCACGTGTGATATCACAGGTACCGCTAACGGTGAAATTACAATCTCAATGCCAGCAGCCAATACCGCAAATTTGAGTGCTGGCAGATATGTGTATGATTTGAAAATTACATCTCCAACTAGCGTAGTAACTAGAGTTGTTGAAGGAATCGTGACTGTATTGCCATCTGCTACGAGGTAATCAATGGTCACCGCAACAATCACAAATAGAACACCGATAGGAAAAGTCAGCGTTACTGCTCCAGTAAGAACGACTATCGCTGATCCAAAATATAGACCAAAACCTAACGTTGCAATCAATGAAATCGTTGGTGTGGATGTTTTGACACGCCAAGAAGATGGTGATGTTTTAACTTTTAATGCCGCAACCGGCAACTATGAATCCAGTCAATTGTCCAACGTTAACGTTAACGTGAAGAATATCAATGGCGGTTTCTTCTAAACTAAATAGAATAATAATAAGATTCCCTAAGGAACATAAATGGCAAATACAGTAATTCAACTAAAATACTCTACCGTAACCAGTAAACCGCCAACGCTAAACGTTGCTGAACCTGCATATTCTAACGTATCTGGCGTTTTGTGGATTGACGATGGTACAGGTGTCGTACCTATTGGTGGTAAGTCTTACACTAGCAAGATTGACAATTCCACATCCACTGCCACAGCAAACACTTTGGTCTTGCGTGATTTGTCTGGCGATATTGCAGCCCGCACAATTACCGCTAATTTGATAGGTAAGTTTGCAAACGCCAGAACAATCAGTTTGACTGGTGAAGCCACAGGTAGCGTAAGTTTTGACGGTTCTCAAGACGTATCAATTGCAGTTGAACTTTCTAACACCACCGTGGCTGCTGGCACATATGGTGGCGCAACACAGATTCCGACATTCGCCGTTGATGAAGACGGCCGTTTAACATATGCCGCAAACGTTTCCGTTGCGACAACACTTGGTTTCGCCGCAGATTCGGGAACAGGATCACTATCAATTCTAACTGAAACATTGACAGTTAAGGGTGGCGATGGTATCAGTTCCGTAGCGGTTGATGCCAACAATACAGTTGTTCTAGATGTTGATAGCACAGTTGTTAAGACTGACCGTGCTTCACAGACAATTAATGGTGATATTGCTATTGCTGGTAACTTGACCATTTCTGGCAATACGACACAAATTGATGTTCAAACATTGAACGTAAGTGATCCGTTGATTTATCTTGCTGGTGAAAACTATTCATCAGATATTGTTGATATTGGTTTCGTTGGTAACTACTTTGATGGTTCAGCACAACGTCATGCAGGTTTCATCAGAAAACATGCAACAAATACATTCTATGCGTTCACCAACTATGAACATGAACCTGCTAACAATATCATTGATATTAGTGATGCAAGTTTTGAAAAGGCAAACATTGTTGCTAACTTTACTGGTGGTAATGTTTCTTCATTGTTTAATGCTATCTCCGTAACAGATGGTGGTACTGGATTCCGTACCGCCAATACTGGTGATATCGTTTATGGTACAGGAACAAATACACTAGGTAAGTTGTTGAAGCCAAGTGCCAACTCTTACCTGAAGAT